TTGCTTGACCAGTTGTAGTAAAAGCAGTAGTAGTAGCGCCTAAGGTAGCTGAACTTGTATATAAAGCCAGTTTAAAGCTGTTACCACTAGAATTAGTAAAGTTATGTGTTCCTGTCAAAAGCTCTACTTTAAAGCTTGTTGTAAGAGTAGATGTAATTGCCATATTAAATACCTTTTATTATTTTTGCTAAATCTTCGCTACCCCCACTAGATAAATCTTGTATTAAGGTAGCCTTATAAGATTTTAAAGCATTTTTAATATATATCAAACATACTTGGTAAATTAAATCTTGGTAGGCTCTAGCCTGAGCTTTGACATGTTCTTCATTATCGTCTGAAAAACCAACTATTTTTTCTGTTAATTGCTTTGCCCAAAACTCAGGCGGATGGCCGCCAAACTTAGTTGTAGCCACTTCTACCATGCCTAACTCAGGCACACCATCAGGTGTTATTTTGATTACCATTTATTTGGCTCCGGAGCTTTTAGGTGACTATCATACCTGTCTGCAATTTGCGGCAGTATTTGTTTTTTTTGAACTTTAAGCTCGCTTATTTTTTTTACTTCTAATCCATCTTTACCCTGAACAGGCACATAAGGGTCTTTTAAACGATGATATCCATATAGTCTTTGTTCACCGGGTATGTTGGTATCTAGCAATGAGCTACTAGATGCTACCTCAACCTGAATACCTTTTTCCATGCACTTTACTAACCAAAACTCTACACAGGCTCTTCCGGCTTCTGCAAAATATAAGTTGTTCTTATATGTAAAATCTATACCAAATAACTTTATGTTGGCTACATCATTCCAATAAGCAAAGGCAACCGCATAAGCCACCGTATTGTTTAGATAATGACAATTGGTTTCTTTTACTATTTCTTGTACAGGATATTCAACAAGGTTTTTACACCTTGCATCATTTTCACATGTATAAATAGGCTTGTTGTGATTTGTCAGCAGTTCTTTCATGCAGTCAGTTTGTCCGCCTGCGTCTTGTGTATCAAGAAACCTACTTGGCGGGTCCATCATAAACACACGGTCATGAAATATTACTGAAGCCACAGCATTAATTGCCCATACTTCATCAAATTTTACGCTGTGTGATTTTGCAAGGTTGTAGTCAAACCAACTTTTGCCTAGTCCGACAATAGCTACAGTTTTACCTTTCAGTTTTTTAATTGGTTTCATATTATCTCTCCTTAACTGAAACTTATGTTACATTTGTTCTTAGTGAATCATACCTCATTTCGTCCCTAGTATCTCTTCCTTCACCTAGGTTCTTTAATCTTAGTAAACTTTCTTTAAATCTTGCTTCATACAAACCAACATCGTTTGGGTCTAGCTTTAAAAATACCGCACCTTCTAATAAACAACCGTATAGCAAGGTGTCAGGTGCATCTGTAGACAAATATGTGGTTCCTGAGTCTCCGCCTGCTGTCAATGATGCAGGCTGTGCTAAATAATGTAACTCCATAGAATAGTTTGCATCAGGAACAGGAGCTATTTCAAAACTTGTTTGGTCAAATATAGCGTAATATCTTGGCTTACCTCTTGTAGTGGTGTCGGTTACGAATTCTTTTATAAAAGAATTGTGTTTTAAATCTAGGTAGTCGTAGTTATTTGAACTTATTACAGCCAAAGAAAATGGAGCTAAAAAGTCTGATGGAGTTGTTAAGAATCTATTATCCTGAGAGACGTTACCCTGTACATTCTTTCTTTGGTCAGGTATTTGTACTGATTTAAGTATTCTTTCTTCTGCTTGTAAAATTATTGTGTTTAAATTATTAACAAAAGTTGTTTCATCAGACTCTAAATAATCTTGTATCGTAGTTTTTAATGTAGCTAATGTAAAACTCATGATGTTGTTATTGTAACTGTACCTAAAGCACTTGTCATGCTATCAGGAATAGTTAATTTTTGCCCTATAATGCCCAAGTCATAATTTGTATAAACAATAAAACTTGTTGGAGAAACACTTATATCAGGCCTTGGCTCTCTAATAGCCTGTGGGTCTACTATATTTTTTACTGGTTCTAGCTGCGGATGTTTGGATTCATAGCACTCAGGACATGTTTTTAAACCATTCCATTCTTTGCGTAGTTCTCTAAGACCATATCTAAAGCCACATCTATCGCAAATTGCGTAAGCGTTTTTGTTAGATGCAAAAGCCATTATGCAATGTTATAGCTTGATATGTCAGGTGTTATGCTAAAAGATGCTCTATCCTCGTCTGTGTCTAAAGCTCTTTGGAACTCTTCTTCATATATCTGTTTCAGTAATCCAGTTCTGTCAGGACTTTTTTTAATTGATATATAGTAAGCAAGACCTGCTGCTAAGCATGGATAAAACCTAAATGGTAGCTGTAATGTATTAGTAGCTGCATCTACATCATCCATTCTTGTAAGCACGTTTAAGTGTACTGTGTATGTACTGCTTGCATCCGGGGTTGGATATACACTTATTGTTGGTGATATTTGTTTATCAACAAAAAACTGCAAAGGTGTGCCTGTTGTGGATTTGTTAGGTACGGCTGAGTAATCACTTCTTGATAACCTAGTCATCTGTATATCTGAGTTCTCAGAATTTACAGCTTGTCTCATAAAAGCATCTAGAACATCAATTGCTGCGGTGCTATTTGTTGAGTCAACATTATAAGACGTTGTACCCGCAACCATATCTATGGTTTTTTCTTGTATAGTCCATTGATTAAGACCACGGTTTGCCCATTCAGCCAACAATAAATTTAAACTTCTTCTAGCTGTTTTAAGGTCGTAAGCAGTTCTTAGCTCTAAACCACATCTTTCAAATGCTTCTTCAATGTAATCAGCTACATCTAATTCAAAGTTTTTTGAGCCTGATACTGCCATAATTTACTTCTTAAGTTTTCCGCCTCTACCAAGTTTTTTGACACCTGCTTTGCCACCCATACGCATTTTTTTAACGCCTGCTTTACCGCCACCCATCATCTTTACAACACCTGATTTTGGCATAGCTCCACCGCCTGCCATTTTAACAACACTGCTGTCTTTCATGGATTTAGCTAATTCAGATTTGTCTGAGTTTGACAATCCGCCTACTAACTTTTTGAGACCTTTTAATGATTTTGCCATTATTTACTCCTTCTTTTTAAAATATTTTGGAAATCTTCTACATTCCAATTATTATAATAACCTATTTTTTGCAATCTTTCAGACGCTTTGTTTAATTCATCTAATCTTTGCATAAAGACCATATTATAGCTTTCTTCGAAATGTGGCTCAAAGTGTTCTTGTTCTACCACTTCTTTTGCTTCATGGTCTTGATGAAACCCCATTACCCAAAGGTTATGCGGTTGCAAATAAGAGTTTAACATCAATATTCTGCTATCAAAATGAAAAGCATCAACATCCATGTTTAAATCACAATATATAACAACATCCTTATCTTTAGGAAAATCTTTGCTTATGTCAATTAAATCTGTCCAATAAATACAATTAGACAAAACCACATTTACTTTTTTTGTTTCCCATGTTTTTTTAGCAAAAGGACATACGGGGTCTTCAGTTTCTAAAACCTCTTTTGACCAATCTCTAATTTCTTCTTTTATAGAAGCCTGCGTAATCATTTTGCAAATGTTTTTACATTAGTTGGCTTACCACCAACTCCTTGTTTTTTTGACCTTTTTCTACTTACTGCTGATTTTTTTTCTGACTTAGACATTCTGTTAGCAACGGCCTTAGGCACACATTTAGGATATTTTCTTTTAGAGCCTTTGGCTTTTTTTCTACCACAACTCTTATAGCCACCACCTTTTTTGGGAGAACCTATGTCAACCCACTCTTCTGCAAACCACCTACCTAAACCCATTACCTGCCACGCATTTTCGTTGTTTTTCTACGAGGTTCCATTACAGCTCCACAGCCACGAGCAATAAAACCGTTATTACCTTTTTCAATAATACCACCTGTTGCAGCTTTTTTGGCTCCTGAATATTTACCGCCTCTTTTCTTGTATGTTTTTACAAGCCAAGCGTTAGCATAAGCAGATGGGTACACATCAAACTTTTTCTTAGCCTCTGATTTTACTCGGCTATATAAACTTTTATTCGTTACATTACTTGGTACGCTTGATTTTGCCATTAGCACTTCCACCTTCTTCTTGCTTGCCTAATTCTTGAATTAGGGTTGTTTCTAGTTTTAGCAGAGCTACGTTTTAGTTGTCCAAGCGACCTTGCACAATAAGACTTACGTCTTTTTGCGGCCTTACTGCCTTTTTTTACTTTGCCTGTTACAGCTGTTTTAAGTTTTGAACCGGGATTAGCTTTTCTATAGGCTTTAACACCCTTTTTGGTCATGCCTGCACCGGACTTGGTAGGGCGGTAATTACCACCCTTTCCAGTCGTTTTTTTAATAGGCTTGGCTTTTTTTCTTGGCTTTTTAGCTGCCATTACAAATTTTAACCGTAGTTTTTAATTAGCGTAAGAACTATGACATAGGTATCACCACTGGTATGACCAGTTGTGGTTAAAGCTATATCACCTGTTTTTCCACTAGCTGCAGCAGTATTTAAAATACCGCCAAACTCAGTAAAATCTTCCGAGTCTGCATAGTCAGAATTTAAGTCCCAACATACAGTATTGGTATCGGCAACCCATAATAGTCTTGCACTCATACCAAAAGTAGAATAAACAATTTTTGCAAGCTTTACGCCTGTACAAGCCTGTCCATTACTACTTGAGCTTAAAGCACTTACATCTACTTTTGTTACCGCAGATTCTCCTGTGCCATCAGAAGTATTTGTAAGTTGAATTACAGCCAGTCTTTCACCATCTACTATTGTTGTTGATGTTACTGCGTCTGCCATAATTTACTCCTTATGCGTCAGCAAATGGTGTTACTATTGTTCCTGAACCAACTAATAATGAATCATGAACAAGGTATGTAGCTGTATCAATAGCTGTTACTTGAACAACACTACCGACTATACCACCTTTTGTAGAACCATTTAGTGTCATAACATCGTTAGAAGCACCCGGTACAAAAGCTTTTTTTGAACCATCGTCTACAGCAACAATTACCGCACCTTTAAATTTGTCAGTACCATCAGTTAAGATGTCTAAGTCTGTTGCTGCTGTTTCTATATAAAAATAAAAAGAAGCACCAATGTTATTAGCTTGATTAGGGTCTGTTGGGTCGCTTGGTGTTGTTGTAACAATTGAAGGTAAGGTAAATTTACCGTCTGCATCGTTACATAATAAAATTTTGCCTGCATGTGTATCAACAGTTAGTGTTGTATCTGCTGTTAAGCTAACACTGCTGTTTACACCTGCTGTAATAAATCCCGCCAACGACTTGACTGGACCTGAGAATGTTGATTTTGCCATAATTTCCTCCTAAGGAAATAAGTCTTACCATCTTGGCTTGTCTGCTAGGTCAGTTGGTAAAACAAGTT